GGCTTTCATTTGAGAGAAGTAAGTAATGTTAAATAATCTTTTTGGTCAAGAAAAAAGAGCTATCAGCTTTCAATCCATTTGGGGTTCAGGTGATTCAGTTTCATTTACAACCGAGTCAGGCACAGGTATTGATGAAACTACTTCAATGCGTATTAACACTTTTTATGCCTGTGTTCTTTTAATCTCTGACACAATTTCAACACTTCCAGTTGATTCTTTTATTAGACGTGAGGGCAACCGTTTACCTTATAGACCTAGACCTGCTTGGGTTCAAAAACCTGATATTGATTTGATGAGAACTGAGCATTATCAACAGGTTCTTGTTTCTTTACTTCTTGACGGTAACGCTTTCATTCGCGTTTATCGTGATGCACGTGGTGATGTAGCAAATCTTGTTTGTATTGATCCGTTACGTGTAACAGTTCAACGTAATCCTGATTCCAGAGAAATTGAATATTTAATTGATGGCACTAATGCAGGAAAAGTGTCTGCAGAAGATATGTTGCACATTACTGAGATTCGTAAACCTGGTGGTTTAAGAGGTTTATCGAGAGTCACAGAATTGAAAGAGAACCTTGGTCTTGCTACTGCTATGCAATCTTTTGCTTCAAGATTTTTTGGGCAAGGCGCAACAACCTCTGGTGTTATTGAATTTCCTGGTGCTTTAACAGCTGAACAAGCTAAGTCTTTACAAGCAAGTTTTGATTCTGCACATAAAGGTTACAGGAAAGCACACAAGACTGGAATTTTATCTGGTGGTGCAAAGTTCACTAAAACTGGTGTGAATCCTGATGAAGCACAAATGCTGGAATCACAAAAATTCCAAGTTGAACAAATAGCAAGAATTTTCAGAGTCCCGCCTCATATGATTGGTGTCACAACACCTGGTGCAATGTCTTACGCTTCTGTTGAACAAAACAATATTAACTTTGTTGTTCACACTCTCAGACCATATATTTCTAAACTTGAAGAAGCCTATTCAACACTTTTACCAGCAGAAGCCTTTTTAAGATTCAATGTTGATGGTTTACTTCGTGGAGATTTCACCACACGTATTCAAGGTTACTCAATTGGTTTACAGGCTGGTTTTTATTCTGTAAATGATGTTCGCAGATTTGAGGATTTGAGACCTGCTGAATCAGGTGACCAGTTCCGTGTTCCTTTGGCAAATATTGATTTGACCCAAGCAAATGTTGTTGAACAAGATAAGCGTGTTTCTATGGCTACAAGACTTGTTCAAACAGGTTTTGATCCAGCTAGTGTTCTTTCAGCTCTTGGTCTCCCAGCGATTAGTCACACAGGAGTTCCATCTACACAATTACAACAGGTTGCACAAATTGATGCACAAGACCCCTCAAGCGTTTATGACGTTACTCGTTCAAGTGAAATCAATGTACAAATACCTGAAACAGTTGTTAATGTTCCACCTGCTGTCATAAATGTTGCACCACCAACAGTAAATATCAATACACCTGAATCTAAGCCTTTGATTAGAACTGTTGAACGTGATGAGAACAATCATATTGTTAGAATTATAGAAACAAGTGGAGAATAAATGGCAACTGGTTTAAGCGCATATACAGCGAACAAGTTTTTAGATGCTTTGGGTAATGCAACAGCATTTTCTGTTACAACACCTTACATAAAGTTACACGTTGGTGATCCTGGTGCAAATGGTACAGCAAGTCCTGCTGTTGAAACTACACGCAAATCTGTTTCTTTCGCTGCTGCTTCTGCTGGCTCTATAGCTTCAGATGCAGATATTTCTTGGACTAATATTGCGGGTTCAGAAGATGCAACACATTTTACTGCTTGGGATAATTTGACTACTGGAAACTTTTTGTTTTCAGGAACTATTACTGGTAATCCTTATACTGCTGGTGATACTTATACTATTGCTTCAGGTTCTTTGACAGCCTCTTTAACTATCGCTAGTTAATTATGGCTTCAAAATTTGTCCTTGATACAGGGCAATTAAATATTGATTATTTAACAACACCACCAACTTTTGTTTTAGATTCTTCTAATCGTGGAAAACTAGATACAAATGTTTTAAGTTCTGGCACAGCAATTGTTGTAAATGATGTTGCTACTTCTACTTTGGGTGGCTTGATTGCATCAGCTCAGGCAACTAGAAAAATTGTTGCTTCGGGTTCAAGCAGTTTTAATAGTCTCAATTCATTAGCTAGTTCCAAGGTTAAAAAAATTGTTTCTGCTATATCAGACTTAGGAGCTATCAATTCGTTAGCACAATCAGGTGTAGCACATTTTGCATCAGGTGCTACAACATTTGGTTTTCTTTCAAGTAACGCAAATACTTCACCAACTATTCTGCCTGCATTTAATGCATCTTTGAACGGTCTAACTTCTTCTTTAACAACTATCGTGACAAAAGTCGTTCAAGCAGAATCTTTATTAGGATCATTGACTTCAACGATAGAGGCCTTGCCAGAGATAGATGTTGTAGCAAACGCTGATTTGGGTCAAATCTTAGCCACAGCCCAGGCTTCAAAACCCACACCACCTGAACCTCAAAATTATGGTTCAAGGACTTCTTACTACCAAGTTCAAAACAAAAAGAAAAAAGAAGCCGAAATTATCAAACCGATAATTGTTGATTACAAATTTGAACCTCTTGAACCTTTGATTAAAACCATTTTTGCTTCTACTGCTTCTGATTTGTCTGGTATAAGTGCTATTGCTGAAAGTCGGATAGACTTTTCTACAGAGCAAGATGATTTAGACTTGCTTATGATTCTTTAAGGTGGGCTAATGGCTTTAAGTTCAGGTCAGCTAAGTATTGGGACTGTGGCAACTATTATTGATGGGCCAAGTTCAGCAAATCCAATCCATTTGCATATTCACAATGTTGATAATACTGATGCTGTTTATCTTGGTGGTTCAAATGTGACTACCTCAACTGGTCTAGTTTTACAGAAACTTGATGATTTAGAAATCACTTTGAGACCTGGTAATCAAATTTATGCTGTTAGTTCTAAAACTGGTCACATTATTTCTTTCATTAAACAGGATTTTTGATGCCTTATTTCATTACTGATAAAGCTGATGGTTGTTCTGGTTGGGCAACTATTAAAGAGGATGGCGAAATTATGGGTTGCCATACAACTAAACAGGCTGCTATTGATCAGATGGTTGCAATTTCTGTTGCTGAGGATTTAGAACCTGGTGGAGAAAGAGCTAGACCTGATGAACTTTCTGTTGGTGATTTTGTTTCTTGGAATACTGCTGGTGGTAGAGCAAGAGGTCAGATTGAAAGAATTGTTCGTGATGGTTCAATAAATGTTCCTAATTCTTCTTTTACAATAATTGGTACTCCTGATGATCCTGCTGCTTTAATTGTGGTTTTTAGAGAAATGTCTGATGGTTATGAACCAACGGATGTTAAAGTTGCTCACAAATTTTCTACTTTAAGAAATATAGATGATTTGAGAAGTTTGCGTTTGGATTCTGGGCCACAGGCTGTCATTGTTGATATTGATGGAACACTTATTACTTCTGGTGGCAGAAATGAAAGAGTTTACAACTTTCTTGACGATATGGAAGATACAGCAATTTTTATTGTTACTGGTAGAAATGTTGATGATAGAGAATCAACTATTGCTCAATTAGATGATTTAGATATTGATTATGACCGTTTATTTATGAACCCTGGTTCAACTGCTGATACAGCAGATTTTAAGAAAGTTACTGCTGAGAATTTATTAAAAGAATACAATGTGATTCTTGCGATTGATAATAATCCGACAATGAGGAAAGTTTACAGAGATTTGGGAATTACGGCTTTAGGTGTTCCTGATGTTCCTGAAGTTCCAAGTGATGAGAATAATCCTGATGAGGAACGTCAAGTTGATTTAGAAGCACCAGCTTATATGCGTGCTGCTGCTCGCAGAGGACTTGAACTTAATGCTCAAGGTTTTGGTGGTGATGGTTTGACTGATAAGACTTTGCGTGAGGCTAGGGATATGGCTGAGGGTCGTGTGTCTGAGGATAAGTGGCGCAGGATTGCTCCTTGGATTGCTCGCCATTTGGTTGATTTAGATGCACCACAGAATTCTAATCCTGATGATCCTCAATATCCTGGTGCTGGTCTTGTAGCTCATTTGCTTTGGGGAAGTGGCCCAAGTAAACGTGCTGCTCAAAGAACAGCAGATTATGCGCAAGGAATAGTTGATCGTTTAGATGCTGAACAAGATATGCAACGTTGGGCAACAATCAATGTAAAATCAAGTAAGACAGAAAAGGAAAATACTGTGAACAAAGTTGAAAGACGTGTTAAGACTGATGTTGATTTTGAGTTAAGAGTTGAGAATGCTGAAGCTGACGGAATGCGTTTCACAGGTTATGCAGCAGTTTTCAATAGCGATTCTGAGCCTTTGCCTTTTATTGAAAGAATTATGCCTGGTGCTTTCAAACGTTCACTTAAATCACGTAATGAAGTAAAACTTTTTAAGAATCATAATATGGATGAGGTTTTGGCTTCTACTCGTTCAAAGACTTTAAGACTTACAGAAGATTCAAAAGGTTTACTTGCTGAAGC